ATGTTGTTATATACGTCATTGAAGACCATTTTTCTCTTGAGGAGGTGCAAAAATGGGTAGAGTATCATAATGAAAGATCTAAAATATGGTCATTTTTTGAGGATTGTGCTTCATATGATACTTACATTCAAGGAATTAAGACCAATAATGGGAAATATAACCTTATCATAGGTCAACCGATTGAAAAATTGAGAAAATTTAGAGAAAAATTAGCAAAAACTTCCTATTATACATACTGGAAAGAGGAATATTTGCAAGAAATTCTCCAAGAGGACTATAATTTGATTCAAACACGGGATAGCAACCCCGTAAAAAGTTCTGATTTATTAAATCAGGAGAAAATCAATGAATCAACGAATGCTCAGAGAGATCAATGAAGACGATTTAACACCTAAAAAGCATGATTTTGCCCATCAAAACGAATTGCATGAAAAGATAAGAAATGATGAGGACTATGATGATTGGGAATATGGTACAGAACCCGTTTTTTGTGATAAAAGGGTTCTAAAGGACTGATAAATAAAGTATAAATTCATCATTTCTCATGCCTTTAGAAAGGGTTTCTAGGTCTTTTAAAGATATAAGCCTTTCATTCGTTAAAAATCCGGCAACAGATGATGTTACGGCTTTAACGAATGAACGGGCAATTGCTAGATCTGTTAGAAATTTAATCACAACATCAAAAGGTGAACGTTTTTTTCAACCTGAACTGGGATCTAGCGTAGCAGATCTTTTATTTGAAAACATGCTAGATCTCAATACTTTAGATGTTTTAAAGGAAGAGGTGAAGTATGTGATTGAAACATACGAACCAAGAGTAGTTATTGATGAAGTTAATGTAGTGCCTAGTGATGCTAATAATGCTATAGATATTGGAATTATTTACACTATAGTTGGTTTGGACGTTCCAAGACAACAGTTATCATTTGTATTTCAACCAGTAAGGTAAATGTCCTTAGTAAATTTTTCAAATTTAGATTTCCAACAGATAAGAACTCAAATTATTGATTATTTGAGAGCAAATAGTAGTTTTACAGACTATGATTTTGAAGGATCTAACCTGTCTATAATTATCGATACATTAGCATACAATACTTACATTAACTCTTTCAATGCTAACATGCTTAGCAATGAAGTTTTTATTGATAGTGCTACTTTAAGAGAGAATGTAGTCTCTTTAGCTAGAAATATTGGATACGTTCCTAGATCAAGACAAGCAGCAAGGGCATCAGTATCCTTTCTTGTAGACTTTACTGGACAAACTAACGCACCTGTTACAGTTACTCTGAAGAAAGGTCTTGCTTTTATATCCGCAGCAAATATTGGACAAAATACATATACTTTCACAATTCCAGATGATGTTACTGTTCCTGTAGTAAACAATCTAGCAGTGTTTAGAAACCTGCAAATTTATGAAGGAATTTTAGTTGAAGAGTCATTTACATATAACCCAACTGTACAAGATCCAAGAATTATATTAGGTAATCCAAATGCAGACACGGGAACTTTAAAGGTTCTTGTTAGAAATTCTCAATTTGATGTTGGTGGGGATAGATTTAGATTAATTGATAATCTATTTGCTGCAAAAGCAGATGCAAATATATTCTTTATTCAGGAAGCAGAAGATCAGAGATATGAGCTACTGTTTGGTGATGGAATTTTTGGTAAGGAACTAAAACCAGGTAACGTAGTTGATGTTTCATATGTGGTTTCAAATGGTACATCTGGTAATGGAGTAAGAGGATTTACTTTTGCTGGAAAGTTATTAGATAATAATTCGATTACTATCATCTCTGGAATAAGTCCAGTAGAAACGGTATCACCATCAGTTTTTGGTACTGAGATTGAATCTGTAGAGTCTATTAAAAAATATTCTACAAAATTATATCAATCTCAATATAGAGCAGTAACAGCACAAGATTATGAGACTATAGTACCATTAGTTTATCCAGAAGCTTCTGTGGTTTCTGCATATGGTGGTGAGACGCTAAATCCACCAGAATATGGAAAGGTATTCATTGCAGTTAAACCAAGATTTGGTCAGTTTTTATCAGAAGGTGATAAGAGAAATCTAATAACAAATTTGAGATCTTATTCTGTTGTTGGAGTTGATGTAGAAATTGTAGACATGAAGTTTCTATATGTTGAATTTGAATCGTTTGTTTACTACAATCCAAATAAAGCATCATCTGCATCTGCTGTTCAAAGCATCATACTTGATTCTGCTAATAAATATGCAAAATCAAGTGAAATGAATGGTGTTGGTAGTAGATTTAAATTCAGTAAATTCCAAAAAATAATTGATGATAGTCATAAGTCCATTACATCAAACCTAACTAACATTCAAATGAGAAGAGATTTTGTTCCCACAGTAAATACAGTTGGAACATATGAAATTTGCTTTGGAAATCCTTTTGCAGTTTTAAATACTGAAAGAGGATATAATATAAGATCTAGTGGATTTAGAGTTGATGGAGTAGATGGAGAAGTATATCTTGGAGATATTCCTGATGATAGTGAGGTCATGGGAAAGATTGTTATATTCAGATTAACTGCTAATAATAAAACTGCTATTTTAAGAGAGGTTGGTAATATTGATTATGATAAGGGTGAGATAAGATTATTCAATATTAATATTGAAGGTACTAGTAAAACAAGAGATGGTCAACCAATTATCGAAATTTCTGCAGTTCCTGATTCAAATGATATAATTGGACTGCAAGATTTGTATTTACAACTATCAGTTGGTGATAGCACCATTACTATGATTGATGATAGGATTTCATCTGGGGCGGATATTTCGGGATCTACATATATTAGAAGATCTAGTTATTTTGATTTCAACGAAGACGTAATTAGATAGGATTTTAAAAAAAATGGTAAGAAACAAAGTAAAGTTAAGCTCTATCGTAAGTTCGCAAATTCCTTTATTTGCGAGGGAAACCTATCCACTATTTGAAGAGTTATTAGAAGCATATTTTGATTACTTAGAATCTCCAGGTAATCCAGCAGATATTCTAACAAATATAGACACGTATAGAAAACTAGATTTTGTTTCGAATTGGAATGATCGTACAGAGTTAACTGAAGTTCTAACCATTTATGATAACGAAATTTCTGTAGAAAGTACTAATGGATTCCCTAAAGAAAATGGTCTTTTAAAAATTGGGGATGAAATTATTTTCTATGCAACTAAAACCGCAACTACGTTCCAAGATTGTACAAGAGGATTTAGTGGAGTAACGGATTATAATGATCCAGAAAACCCAGACCATTTAATGTTTGAATCTTCCTTCGCGCAAGAATTTGCTGAAGGGGTTGATGTTATTAATTTAAATTGTATTCTTTTAGATGAATTTTTATCAAAATTAAAAGTACAATTTTCACCAGGATTTGAAAACATTGAGTTAAATCCCCAACTAGATCAAAGTCTATTCATAAAGCAGGTAAAAGATTTTTACGAAGCAAAAGGAACTGATAATTCTTTTGAAGTTCTATTTAAAGCTTTATATGCAACCTCAGCAAAAATATTCAGACCTAGAGATTTTCTATTAACCCCATCAGCTGCAGATTATAGAAAAACTCTAGATTTGGTTGTAGAGCAAATTATTGGTGAACCGCTTCAAATTGTAAACAGAGTTTTATATCAAGATCAGGATGGGACCATTCCTAAGGCATACGGCACTGTTACTGACTGTAAGGCAATTGTTAAAGGAAATTCTTTATATTATAAAGTAAGTTTAGACTACGGATATAATAAAGATCTTGGATTTACTGGATCAGTATTTGGCAATTTTACAATCCATCACCAAACACCAACCTTAAGTAAGGTAGCAATAGGCGCAAGTGTAATCACCGTAGACTCGACAATTGGTTTCCCAGATAGTGGTGAACTTTTAGTCACATTTGCTGGCGATTTTCTTGATGATGATAGCTTCATGCTGGTCAAATATGGGTCAAAGAATGCTAATCAATTCTTAGAAGTGAGTGGAGTTGAAAATGAAATTGATGAGCAAGCATTTTTACAGGTTAATGCATATATTTACTCTTATGATAA